GACCAATGACAACAACCCTAAACTATTCTGATATGAAAAGAATCTCTATAATAAAGTTTATGTATGCTGTATTTGGGTATGAAGCATTGCCTCTAGCAGCAAGACTGCTGTCACTGAATGAATTATTGTTGTTCTTAAATTATATAGACAATGTGGAATGAAGAATCAAGAAAATCTGCCCAATGGCACAAGAAGCACCGCAAATGGCTGTGGCACTGCAAACTTGTCCAAGTGCTCATTGAAGACCCAACATTGCTTGTGAAGAGCAGGCACAAGTATTCTAGAATAAGGGCAAGACTGAGAGAAAACGGACTGTCAGTGTCCTACAACACAGTAGTCACGATGTACAGAAATCTAAAATTGAACAAGTGCCAATCTATAGGCGAGCGTCAATACACCATATTGAAAAGTCTGAAACCGAAACCCATAGACAAAGGAGAATGCCAAGAATGACACTCTCCTTTTCACTTGCATACTAGTCCAAGCTCCACACTGAGAATGCAAAGATAATAAATATATTGTTGGTTATTATTTTAATAAATAAAATTATTATGGCACGACCTAAAGGAACCAAATATGATACAGGAGTAACCCCTGAGATGTTTTTAGAGAAGTTGAGAGAGAACCACGGAAATGCGTACAAGACATACACCACACTGAATGTCCCTGTGTCTCAATACTATGAATGGCGCAAAGACCCAGAGTTTGACAAAGCATTTATGAAAGCTAAGAATGACGCAAAGGAATATGTTGAGAGCAAACTGTTTGAGCTTATAGACGAGGGTGACCGTGCAAGCATCCACTTCTATTTGAAATGCCAAGGTGGCTATTCAGAGAAGAAACAACTTGAAATCAAATCAGACAACACTGTTGACGTGAACCAGACTATTGAAGACATAAAAACAGAGCTAAGTGACTAAGCTCACTTTTTTTCTTTTCTTTTCTCATAATCACTATGTTTTTTTGGAGCAGGTTTTCAAAAGCCTGCTCTTTTTCATATACAAATTTATCGTAAATTTATATGGAAATCATATATCTGTTTGGCTTGTAATTACTTTGACACAACCAAACATTGTTTTCAAATACAATTTGAACACTCTAGCATCTCTTTCTTCTTCCGCATCATTGAGATGCAGCCTCTCAGCATACCTTTGACCTCAGCTATTGTTGTGCCCAGTTTGTCAGCTATGGCTCTCAATGTCATCTTGTCACAGCCAAGACCATACCTCATCTCAAGGACTTCTACCCAGCTGGTTGGTATTCCATCAACAAGCATTGCGAAAGTGTCTTCTGCGTCATCTATGGTGTCCTCTGCGTCATTCTCTTCAAATTCAGTTGGGAGCATTGCGCCTGCAGCCTTCAAGTCTTTCATCACGACTGCTTTCACCCAGAACGGTATTATGCTTGAAAATTTTGCTGGCTTTGTGTTCTCTTCTATCCACACAAGCATTGCCTCTTTTGAGTCAACAGTGCATTTGATTCCAGCAATGAGAGCGAACTCTTCAGCAGTGCAGCCATTCTCAACTGCTTCTCTGAGCTTCTTCCTCACTCCATTCTCTGGCTTGTACTTGTCATAGGCTTGGCAAAGCCCATACATTGCAGCTGAGACGAGCTCATCTTCACTCAGCCCCATCCCTTTCCACTTCATTGCTGACTTTATAGCCAATGGGAAGTTAGCGTATATGCATTTCTCTCTGTTCCCTTCTTCTTCTGGGTTCCATTCAGTCCCTTTGTGTCTCTCATAGAGTTCACCTATTTTCTTGTACAACTTGTAGTCCATCCACTGTGCTTTGTTTTAGTATTTATCACAGTTGGGCTTGTTGTTTGAAATTTGACCTCTGGTGAATTAAAAAAGGCTCAGATATATAGATATATACCTGAGCCGTGATAACACCTCTGGTGTCATCTATGGTGCTACAGTAGCTTCTCAAACCATTCACGCATATCATCAACATCAAAACCAGCTATGTAGTGGCTTTGCACTCCACCAAGGCTGTGGCCCATTGCTTGCTCTACCAGTATTGCAGGAGCTCCAAGCTTTGTCATTATGGTTGCGAAGCTGTGGCGTGCGTAAGTCATACTGCCAAGGCCGTGCTTTCTAAGTGCGTTGTTGATGTAAGTGCTTGCTTTGCACTTTGTCTTGAAGTAGTCACTGTCATCTAAGAATGGGAACACAAGTCTCCCCTCAACTGGCTCAATGCCCATACGCTCAAGCAGCTTCGCAACCCAGCTTGACACTGGGACTGTTGTCGTGTTGCTGCACTTGTGGGCTGTCTTCTTCCTAGTCCACCGTATTGCGTTGCTCTTCACCCATTCTCTTGTGAACTTGAGCCCTATCATATCTGCAAGGTTCATACCACCTGTCAGGTAGCTGAACAAGAACAGCCCAAGCCATTTGTTGCCAGTCTCAATGAACAGCTCCCAAACTCTGTCCATATCTTCTATGCTCATATATCTGTCACTCCTCTTTGCTGACTTAGGCAGTGACACTTTGTCACATTCCCAAGCGTTCTTCTTGAATGGGTACTTCTTCTCGTCATACAAGCCTTTGTATATGCCATAGTTGATTGACGCTTTCACGACAGAGAGGTATATGTTGACAGTCGTGTCTGAGCGTCCTTGCTTCTTCAAGTGGTCTGCGAACTTCTTGATGCTGTGTGAGTCAGTGTCTTTTAGCTCAAGCCCTTGTTTGAACAGGCTGTTGAGTTGCCTTATCGCTGACTTGTAGTTCTGTATTGTGCCAAGGTTGTCAAGCGTTGCCATCTTCATAGCCATAAGCCCATCTAAGGTCTCTGCTCTCTTCTTCTCTCGCAAGCACTCTCTTGCTGCGCTCACCGAGAAAGTGCCGTCCTCAACAGCTTTGACGCACCAGTCTTTCACTGTGTTGTACTTCTCTTCAAGTGCTGAGAGAGTGCTGCCTTTGCAGTGCTTGAACTCATCAGCTGGCATTGAGAACCCAGTGTTCACATATGCCCATTTCCGATCTTTGTACACTCTCACGACTACAGGGTAGCCAGCTTTTGAGAGGTAGCGGTTGTCAAATGTGAGTGATAGCTTCACTCCGTTGGCCATTCCAGCCATCAATGCAATCTGTCTTTCTTTCATATTCACTTTTTTTAAGGGTTTGGTCTCCTTAGAAAAAGCTCTGTTCAGACTGATGCAGCCAGCACTCTCAACAAGCGTCCTTCTCATCTCAACTGCTTGCTTCTTGCTGAGGTTGTCTTCAACCAGTGTGTGGGATATGCTGTGCCAGCCAAACTTGAGTGCCTCAGCTTCAAGGGCTGAGCCTCTCCAGTGGCCTTCATACCTCCAAGTGCCTCTTGAGCTGATGCCTACGAATGCCTTCAGCTCAGGCGTGATGTGCAAAGTGACATTGTACAGTTTTGCCATAAAAAAGTGTTTCTTTTGATATAACAAAACAGATGTACAATTTGAACACTTTGCCATCATTTTTGTGTTCAAATCAAAGACACATAATGAACACCAAAAATGTTCAGTATTGATAATCAAGTAGTTGTGGAATCGGAAAAATGTTTATAATTTTTTGGCATTATTATATGGTGATTCCATAACATATTAGTATCTAATAACTTCAGTGTCTTTTATGTGTTTTAGATTTGTACGATTTGAAAACACATAGGCTGCACCATTTCAAAGAGCTTTTTGTTTGTGTTTGCAAAAATACATTTTTTTATTATATGGTGGACAGCCCTATGTCATTTTGCCTATAAATACTTTATATGGCATTAGGAATATCAAAGAAGTATTTGAAGTTCTTCGTAGAGAACATAGACAGCAGGTACACGATACTTGTTGGTGGAAGACGTTCAGGGAAGACTTGGTCAACGTTCAAGTGGCTGCATTTCTTGGCAAGCGGCAAGCCAAAGACGGTGATGGTCGCAGCAGCGTCTAACTCTCAGCTTCTTGCGACCATCAATGACTTCCAAGAGTGCCTTGGCTTTCACGTCCAAGGCAGCATCCTCTATGGTATGCACTTTGTGCTGTCAAATGGCAGTATGTTCCAGTTCAAGTCATTTGACGAGTACACTAAATGTGTTGGGCAGAAGGCAGACATCCTTTTCTTGAATGAGGCAATCAACCTTGATGAGAAGTCCTTCACCACTCTTGTGCAAGGCATAACCCAGCAGATATTCTTGAACTACAACCCAACACAGAAGAACACCTACATCAACAAGTTTGTCAATGAGAAGAAGACAAACATACTGCGCACCACTTGGAAAGACAATGAGCATCTGACTGAGGCAATGCGTGGTGAGTTTGAGGCAATCAAAGACAGGGCAATGAAGCCCTATGCTTCTCCGTTTGACATATACTCATACAGAGTGTTCTATCTGGGTGAAGACGCTGAGATGGGTGGCAAAGTGTTCCCATTGCTGTATTCTATAGATGACGAAGACTATGAGAAGATTGACGCAAAAGAAGTCAAAGGGCTTGACTTTGGCTTTGTAGAGTCACGAGACTTCACAGCCCTTGCTGGAGTGAAGATACACAACAACAACCTCTACATAAAAGAGTACATATATGACAACATAGAGTGCCAGAAAGACGTGAACCTTGCGAGACGTATGCGTGAGCTTGGCATAACTGAATATGAGCCAATAGCTTGCGATATGGCAGGGCTTGGCAAGACAAGAATCCACAATCTAGTTACAGCTCAAGAAGGTGAGTGGACTGGTGACATAAGCTCTGGGTTCTACTGTTTCAATGCAAGCAAAGGCAAGATTATAGATGGGCTGAAGCGTATGACTAACTTTGACAAGATATTCATAACAAAGAGCAGTGCCAATGCACGAGAAGAGATGTCATCTTATGAGCTTGACGCTTCTGGCAAGCCAGTTGAGAAATACGCGAACCACTTGGTTGACGCAATACGCTATGCTTGCAACAGCTACAACTATATTTGATAGACTTTTTTGGCTATGAGAGATATATATTATATATATCAAAACTCTGTGTTATAAATATCTTGGTTATTATTATGTAAAACAAGATATATGACTTCTATAATCACATACACAGAATTTTTGGACAGTGGGTTGCCGCTCTCAGATGACATCTCAACAGCTGAAGTTGAAATGGCAAT